CGAACAGCTCAAGCAGTTGATGGTGGACCAGATCAACACATGGTCGCGCCTTCAATGGCTATCCAGTGATCCCGAATACACGACACAACCCTTCAACCTGAGCGTGTGGCGCGAACACACTGTCACGGCTGGGCTGTGGTGGCTCGACTACGATTCGGTATACGCGCAAATCGGGGACGATGGCCGAAAGATCGCTACCCAATTGCTGGAGCCGGGGCCTTTGACGGGGATCGTGCTTTTGGCCCCTCTGGTGGCAGCTATGCCTGACATCAGACTCCAAATGATCGAAGTGGCTGACCCGGTAGCCGCTGGGTATTTGCCAGAGCCTGAAAGCACCCCATGATTTTGGCTTTACGCAGAGACCCCCCATCTAACGCCAACTGGCTGGGCCGTCTTTTTTCGTGGGTGATCAAGACGCGACTGGTTAGCCTCTTTTGCCACGGCGGCATTGTCATTGACGGCGTACTCTACCACTCCACTCTTGCCCGTGGCCCCCACAAGATGCAGCCGGGGGAATGGAGTCCTGAAAAGTGGGATTTGATCGATTACGGCGGCGACGATGCCCGCGCCATTGCAGAATTTGAAGCCGCCTGCACGCCGCCCGAAGGCTGGTGGCGCAAATTTTGGTGGAAAATCACCAAGGGCTACGACGTTTTCAGCCTTTTGGCTTTTGTCGGCCCCGGCGTGCGAGTGTCATGGCTGCACTACTGTTTCGAGCTGTGTTACCGCATGATGACCGGGCAACCCCCTGCATTTCGCGTGACGCCCGAAATGCTGCTGAAATTGGGCCGCCCATCATGATCAGCAAGCAAGACCCCCGCACCTTTTGGGCCTTGCTCTCGCTGGCCGTGATGCTGCTGGTCTTTGGGGCGGTGGTGGGCATCATCCTCACCCTGCAAACCCCCATCGACTCGCTGCAAGCCGCTGCTGCCCTGGCCCCCACATTTGCCGGGGTATTGGGTGCCATTTACCGTTTGCAATACCTGCATGAGAGCCGAACCATGATGGTGTACTTCGCAGGGCAAATTCAAGAAATCAAAACCGTCATTGGGGCAAAACATGGCTGATCGCGGCACCGTCGAAAAAATCCTGTTTGTCACCGTGCCCCTGCTGGCCAGTGCCTTGGGCTGGGCGCTGCTTTTGCGTTTCTCGCCAGTGAAAAACAGCCGCGACTTGCTCAATCGATTGTTGGCCAGCTTTGCCAGCAGCCTCACGCTGGGCGTGGTGTGCGCCGTGCTTATCCAGCGCCACACACCATGGCTGGGCGCAGGGGTGGAGCAACTGGCGACAGACCTGGGCCTGCCCGCCGGGCTGGGCGTGCTGTGGATCAACGCCGTGGCCTTCGCCGTCACCGGCCTGCCCGGCTGGTGGATCGTGACGGGCTTAACAGCCTGGCTTGAGCGCCGTGGAAAAAATCTGGTCGAGAGCGTGCTGGACGCTGCCGCTGACAAAGTGGCCCCTCACGCAAAAACGGATGAATGACGTTTACGACCTGATTCAAGTCCGAAACCTGCTGTTGCAGCGGGTCGCGGCTGGCCAGGTGCGTGACATCGACCGACTTTTCCAAGACATCGCAGACCAGATTGAGCGTGAGCTATCCGGCATCAAGCCCCTCACGACAGAGCGAAAGCGCAGCATTGACCGAATCATCGCTGACCTGCAAGACCGCATCAAAATTGCAGCGCCAGACCTCACCGACTTGGCAGAGACAGAGGCGAAAGCACTCACCGCTGGCATGGTCGCCGCTGGGATTGATGCAGGACTACCCCCATTGCCCGTGCTGCAAAGAGTCGCCGCCAATTCCCTGATTGAGGGCGCAGTGATCGGGGAATGGTTTTCCCGGCTGGAGAATCAAGTGCGGTTTGACATTGGGCGCACGATCCGCGCAGGCGTGGCCACCGGGCGCACCAATGCTCAGATAACCCGCGACATCATTGGCTTCAAGGTGGACAAACACTTGGGCAAGGAAGCCCTGAAAGTGGCCCGGCGTGATGCATCAGCAGTGGTCCGAACGGCGGTGCAAACCATCGCCAACGATGCAAGCCAAGCCGTTTTTGAAGAGAACGCAGACGTGATACAGGGTTTGGAGTACGTGGCAACGCTGGACAGCCGCACAACACCCCAATGCGCGGCGCTCGATGGTGGGCGGTGGAAGCTGGACGGCTCACCAATGGCCGGCACAAAGCTACCATTCAGAAAGCCCCCGTTGCACTGGCAATGCCGCAGTCGCCTAGTCCCGATCACTGAGCTATCAGACGCACCGGGCACCCGGTCGAGTGCCATTGGGCCGATCAGCTCCAAGATCAAGTTTGAGCAGTTCATAGACAAGCAAGGCCCGGCATTTGCCGCCGAGGTGCTGGGCAAGGGGCGCTATGAGTTTTACAGGGCCAACAAGCTGACATTGAGCCAGCTTATTGACCCGCGCAGCCTTGAGCCGCTCACGCTTGCTGATTTGCGCCAGAAGTTTGGTTAACCATAGCCTTCGCCATCTCCACGGCCAGCGCCATAGCCTGAGCCTGAGCCTGAGCCATCGCCACGGCCATCGCCACGGCCAGCGCCATAGGCAGCGCCATAGGCAGCGCCATATCCATCTCCATCTCCATCTCCATCTCCATCGGCAGAGCCATCGCCATAGCCTGAGCCATCTCCATAGCCTGAGCCTGAGCCTTCGCCATAGCCAGAGCCGTCGCCACAGCCATCAACAAATTGTTTTTGTTTAGCCATTGATCGACGCCTTTGCAATGTCGCTGCAAACGATCAACTCACAGACACCCGTCAACGAGATCAGCGGATTCATGGTGTCCACCTTGCTATCAGGCTTGATTCCGTTTTGCGCCACGCCGGACAGGGCTACGCCGTCTTTGGCTTTCCACGACCACAAGCGGCGCGAGTCCTTCAAGATGACCTCCTCGCCGTCTGTGCTCACGACTTCGCCAGCGTGCACTCCAGCGGCATAGCAACGCGCAATGACGTACTTTCCAACGAACGGATGTTCTTTTTTGGCGGGTTGCTGGCCTGCGAACATGGCCGCGATTTGTTTCAGTTCGCCAAAAGTCAGGTTGTCGATGTTCATAGTTTCTTTCAAAAAATGCCCATTTGGGCGGGTTAAAAATTGTTCGGCTTCATGGCGTTGGCTCCATCAGTTCCACGGCGGCGGCCATCACCATCAGCAAGTCCATGCCAATCAGGTTGCGTTTCTTGGAAATCTCCGCAGCCACAGACAGCACCGAGCGTTTGTCGCGGTCAGCAGTCATCTTCAAAATTTTTCCAAGCTCGGCCATGTGCGGCTTGTACTTGTCTCCCAGCAGGCGGCGGGCCTTATCGCGCATGTCGTAAAGCTGCACAGCTATCGTCAATTGTTTTTCTGTTGCCTTCATGGTGCTCTCTCTTTCTCGGCAGTGCCGAACTCTTAAATCGAATCCGACGCCGCGCTGCGGCGCGGTTCATCGGTGGTGTTAATCAATCTGGCCAGCTTGTCCGGCCCACCGACTTGCAGCTCAAGCGCAGCCCACAGCATGGCGGTGCAGGCTGCATCTTTGTCACCCGGCGGAATTGCCATGTCACTGCAAAGCTGCCGAGCCATGCCGACGAGGGCAATGGATGAGGTTTTTTCTTGGTTTTCAGTCATAGCCCAAAGCATAGGCGCAATTTTTTCGATGTGTATTAGGGAAAACCCCTAGACAGCCATAAAAAAAAGCTATACCCTATGCAAACCTGATAGTCAGTGACTATCAATCCCGGCCAGTGGCCTTTAACGCTCTGTGAGCAAACACCAATGAAAACACCTGAAGAACTGCAAGCCGAACTCGAAACCGTCAAGGCGCACAATGCGAAGTTGCTGGGCGAATTGAAAGTGGCCAAGGCGAAAGCCCAAGGCGCTGAAATCGACCCTGGAGAACATGCGCGACTGCAAACTGAGGTGGAGACTTTGACCGGCAAACTGAGCGCGGCTGAAAAGTCGGGCAAAACCGAGATTGAGAAGCTGAAGCTGGCCCTGACTGAAAAGGACGGCGCATTGCAAAGCTACCTGATCGAAGGTGGATTGTCTGACGCACTGGCGAAAGCTGGCGTGAAGCCCGAGTTCATGGATGCGGCCAAAGCACTGTTGAAATCGCAAGCTGCGATTAAGGCAGATGGAGGGCAGTATCAGGCGCTGATTGGTGACAAGCCACTGGCCGAAGCGGTCAAGGGATGGGCGACTGAAGGCGGAAAGCATTTCATCGCAGCAACCCAAAACAGCGGCGGCGGTGCAACTGGTGGCGGACAGACTGGCAGTACCAAGAAGTTCGCCGAAATGACCTCCGAGGAGCGCACGGCGCTCTACCGTACCGACCCCAAAGCCTACGAAGCGGCAAAAACCGCAGGCTAATTTTTGAAAGATCATCATCATGGCAACCGTTAGACTTTCCGACATCATCGAACCCGCAGTGTTTTTGGACTACATGGCCCAAGACACGATGGAAAAATCCGCCTTTTGGCAGTCCGGCGTTATCGCCACAAACCCATTGCTGGTGGCAAAGGCCAACAGCGGCGGAAAAATTGTGGACGTGCCATTTTGGAAAGACCTCGCCAACAACGAGCCAAACATTTCCAATGACGATCCAGCCGTATTGTCGAGCCCCGACAAGATCGACACTGGCAAGCAAGTCGCCCGCATCGCGTACCTGAACAAATCTTGGAGCGCGACCGACTTGGCCTCTGAAGTTGCCGGGTCCAACGCCATGGAGCGCATTGCGGCCCGTGTGTCTCGCTACTGGGAGCGTGCCTATCAATCGCGCCTGTTGAGCATGACTCGTGGATTGCTGGCTGACAACATCGCGGCGAACTCGGGCGACATGCGCTTCAACGCTGCACGCACCACATCTGGCTCTGCTGCCGCTGAAAACGGCTTCACGCGTGCCAACTTCACCAGCGCTGCCTTCACCTTGGGCGATGCATTTGAGAACACTGGCGCGATTGCCGTTCATTCGGTGATTTACAAGCGCATGGTGGACAACAACGATATCGACTTCGTGAAAGACAGCGAAGGCCTGTTGACCATCCCGACCTACTTGGGAAAGCGCATCGTCATTGATGACGGCATGCCTGCTGTGCTCAATTCCACCAGCGGCCTTATCGAATACACCTCGGTGCTGTTCGGCGCAGGCGCTATTGGTTTGGGTGAGGGCACCCCGTTGACCCCCGTGGAAGTGGAGCGCAAAGCAGATCAAGGCAATGGCGCGGGCGTGGAGATCCTCTACAACCGCAAAACCGTGTTGATGCACCCGATGGGTTACGCCTTCACCAGCGCCGCCGTGGCTACCGAGTCGCCCACCTTGGCTGAGCTGCGAGACGTGACCAACTGGACCCGCGTTTACGAGCGCAAGGCGGTTTCTATCGCCTTCCTAGTCACAAACTGATCGGACATTGATCGAACTGGCGGGGCTTCGGCCCTGCCTTTTTTGGGGTACACATGAACGAAGAAAAACGCCGTGGGCGACCACCAAAGCCGGGCAATGCACCCGAAGCTGACGCGCAAGCTGACGCACCCGAGGCGCAAACCGAAGCGCCAACAGAAAACCGCGAAATGACCTTCGCCGAAGTGGTGGCGTGGAACGATGCCAACCGCGACAAGCTGCCGCCTCCCCCCGTTTTGCCTGCAAAGGTGAAGCCCAAACTGACGAGGTTCTGACATGATCGTTGAAGATGGAACCGGGAAATCTGACGCGAACAGCTACGCATCCGTGGCCTTTGCCGATGCCTACTTTGCAGCACGCAACGGCGCGGCGTGGGCATTGCTTGGAACACCTGCCAAACAAGCCAACTTGATTCAGGCGACCGACTACATCGAGGCGACCTACGGGCAGAGCTTCAAGGGTCAAAAAGCCACGGCTGTGCAGGCGCTTGCATGGCCGCGCAAGTATGTGGTGATCGACGGCTTTGATGTTGCATCGAACCACATTCCCCCCGTGCTGATGAACGCCGTATGCGAGCTGGCATTGAAGGTGCAAGACGGCCCATTGGTGGAAGACCAGAAACAGCGTGTCGCCAAGAAAAAGGTGGACGTGCTTGAAGTCACCTATGCCGACAACAGTGACCCAGCAAAGCGTTTTCCCATGGTGGCCCGTATGTTGTCCATCCTGACCACTTCGGCCAGTGATGGCGGTGGTTTTCAATCCGTCAAAGTGGTGCGCGTGTGAAGATCAAGCCTTGGCTATCGGTTGACACCCAAATGTCAGAAATCGGGCAGCATCAATGGGCTGTGGCGCGGCTTATTCAACTGAGCCGTGACCTGCCTGTTTTTGATGCCCCGCTTGACTGCCTGAGTGTCTGGAAAAAATACGACTTGACCATGCGCGAATTGGTGATGCACTGCAAAGCCATTGAAGATGCTGACTTGTCTTACCCGATCATCCTTGACGAAGACGGGGAAATCATGGACGGGCGCCACCGCATCATGAAGGCGATGTTGCTGGGCCTGAAAACAATCAAGGCCGTTCGGTTTGATGAGAACCCAAGACCCTGCAAAGTGAGTGACTCATGACAGACCCAAACACCGCAGTTCTACGAGCCCTTGGCTTGTCTGAAATTGCAGACAATCGCTGTATCGGCGTAATGGTTCGCATTGTCCCTTTTGAGCTTCCAACCGCTGAAATTACCGTGGTGGTGGGCATTAATGACGAAGGCGAGCAACAAGCCGAAGTGAAGCGATTCAACATCGTGCCAATTGAAGAACAGTCATGACCGAAGCCGACCAGGACGCAGCGGACGCAGCCGCCATGCTTGCCGAGTTCGGCGAGGCGGTGGTGATTGCGTTCCCCGGCTCACCGAGTTTCGACCCGGTGACTGGTGCGCCTGTGCCTGGTTCGGGCGGTGCGCAATACACCGCAAAAGGATACCCCGGTCAGTACGGGGCCAACGAGGTTGACGATAGCCTCATCAAGTCCGGTGACATTCGCCTGATTCTGGAGCGCATAGCCCAACGACCTGAAGCAAGCTGCACGGCATTGATTGACGGCGTGACGTACCGCGTCATGACCGTGCGACCCGTGCGCAAAGCGGGTCAGGACGTTATTTACATCTGCCAACTGAGGCGCAATTAATGGCCCCCATTGATAAAATCGCGGCGGCGCTGGCAACAAGGCTCAACACCCTGGGCCTGCCTACACATTGGGAAAATGGCCCGTCATTCACCCCGCCTGACAAGGTCGCGTATCTCAAAGAATCATTCATGCCGGGCGAGGCCCTGCCCTTTGGCGTGTTCCAAGCTGACATCCTGGGTGGCATTTACCAAGTGACCGTGATGGCCCGTAAAGGCTCGACCAAGGGCGGTTCAATCGCGGAGGTCAGTGCTGTGCTCAATGCTTTCCCGCGCGGCCTGCGCCTGGCTCATGGCGGGCAAAGCGTCACAGTTTTGACAGCGTGGCGAAGTGGCGGGTTTGAATCCGGCGACCGCTGGGCTGTGCCTGTCTCAATTCGGTTTAGGGGCGTGGCATGACTTTTGCATTGGACATTTCCAAGCTGGTCAAAAAATACAACGGCAACGTGGACAAAGCCGTGAGAACCACTGGTTTTGAACTGGTCCGGCGCGTGGTCAACAACACACCCGTGGCCACCGGGCTGCTGCGGGGCAACTGGCAGGCAACGGTTGACGCGCCTGCAACGGGCACGATTGAGCGCGAAGACAAATCAGGCCAAGCCACGATCCAAGCGGCCATGCCTGCCATTAAGCAAATGACCGGGCGCGTGTTTTGGCTGTCCAACAATTTGCCCTACGCATACCGCATCGAGTACGAGGGCCATTCGAGCATCAAAGCCCCCGCCGGGATGGTGCGCGTATCAATCGCTGAACTGCAAGATAGTTTGGCCCTATCGCAAATCAAAGGCCGATAGTAAAATTAAATCCGCCCAATTCCGGGCAATCTTTTTGCAAAGAGGTTTTTTATGTCTGTGAATGATGTTTATTCGTCGGTCGGTACGGTTATTGCCGTTTCCGCATCTCTCCCAACAACCGAAAACGCGACGGGCTTTGAAGCCCTGACATACACGCCTGTTGGCCTTGCCTCCGAAGTTCCTGAGTTTGGCGTGCAGCAAGCCATTGCCACGTTTGTGCCATTGTCCACCGGCATCACGATCAAGCGCGGAGGCTCAATTGACAATGGCGAATTGACCGTGCCGATTGCCTTGACCGGCTCAGAGGCTGGCGAGCTCATTTTGCGCAACAAGGCCGAAGGGTCGCCAACAAGCGATAAGCGCGTGAGCGTGCGCGTGGCCTTTGCCAATGGCGACTTTGCCTACTTCGTGGCCTTCGTCAACGCATTCCGCTACACCCCCGGCAATGCTGATGCAATCGCCCAAGCCTCTGTCGGTTTGGCCGTGACATCGACCGTTGTTTACGACGCAAACTGATCCTCATTGATGCGTCTAGGGTAGCCCCCGAACGCCGACCTAACCCACCGGCTGGCGCATCTCCTTTCCGGGTTGTAACTTTGAGGGACAAAGCATGTCTATTTTTCAACTGAAAACCGTTTCCGCTGACGATGGTGTCGTTATGACCATTCGTCACCCTGAGTCCAGCCTGCCCATGGATGGCCAGACAATCACCCTGCTGGGCACTGATTCGCGCGTCTACCGCGAGCACATCGCCAAGCGCGAACGGGCCATGATCGAGCATGTGAACGCAACGCACAAGCCGCCAAAACTTGTGCATGAACAAACCAAACAGCGGGCGCTGGATGATCTGGTGCTGCTGACCATTGGCTGGACCCTTGACGGCATCGACGGCAATCCCGTCGAGTTCACCAAGGAAGCGGCCCGTGATCTGTACGCAGACGCTGGCATGGCATGGCTTCGTGAGCAGGCCGAAGCCTTCGTTCAGGATCGCTCAAATTTTTTGCAGAAGTAAGCGCGGCTCTTGATCTTTACGTCAGGCACGCATCGTTTTTACATGCGGTGCCTAAAGAGTCCAAGAAGTCACGCTTAGAGCAAAACCCGCAAAGCAGGTTTCCGCCTCTTGATTGGGGCGGGCATTTGATTGGATGGCTTTTTGAGGCTGGCCCCGTGCTGTCAAGTGGCATGGGGCTGGCCCCATTGTGCGACCGTGACGTGGTGGCGTGGCAGGAAAACCAGGGCTTGCTTTTGACGGGCTGGGAGTGCAGCACCATGATTCGGCTATCGCGCATTTATGCCAACGGCATAAGCCAATACAGAGACCCGAGAAGCATACCCCCATGGTCACCAGATGTCCGTGAGGAATCCGTCAAGGCGGCAACCGAGGCAATGCAGGGCTGGCTAAAGAAAATGGCGTCCAGGTAGGCTACCGCTTTTTAACCGCACCCGATAAAATCAAGCCATGGACATCGCCACGCTCAAAATCTCAATAGACACGCGGGAGGCATTGACCGCCCGGCGTGTGCTTATAAGCATCGAAGATCAAGCGGGCAAGACCGAGAAAGCCACCATAAGGATGGCGAAGCAAAGCAACCAGGCGCTTGGTGATATGTCGGGCTTTATCGGGCGAGTTGCTGGCGCTTTGGCCGCTGCAAACTTAGCGCAGCAATTTATCAACGTGGCCGATTCGGTGACGGTGCTGAATAACCAATTGAAGCTGGCGATGGGCACCGCTCAGGCGGCTGGGCAAGCCTACAAAGATCTCTACATCATCGCCCAACAATCGCGGGTTTCGTTCACCAGTTTGGGCGGCACGTTTGCGCAAATCCGCAGGGCAACCGAGGATACGGGACTGAGCTATGGCCGCTTGCTGACAGTCACTGAGGCCATTGGTAACGCCATGGCGGTGTCAGGTGGAGCTGCGCACAGTATGAACGCGGCGCTGATCCAGTTACAACAGGGCTTGGCATCTGGCACATTGCGCGGCGAAGAATTGAACAGCGTCATGGAGCAGACACCACGACTGGCCCAAGCCATTGCAGAAGGTTTGGGCATCACCCGTGGACAGCTTCGTGCAATGGGTCAAGACGGAAAACTCACAAGCGATGCCGTCATTCGCGCGCTGGAATCGCAAGCTGGCGTACTCAAGGGCGAGGTGGCCAACTCCACACTGACAGCAGGGCAGGCTTACATCGTTATGGCAAATGCCACGACAAAGATGATCGGGCAATTTGACCAATTGACGGGCGCAAGTGCTGGCGTCGCTTCGGCCATGAGGTCGGTCGGTTCGGCCATGGATGGGCTGGGCGTTTTCATCGAAAACAACAAGGCGGGAATTTTGGCGATTACGGGCGCACTGGCTGGCGCGGCGGTCGTTGCGGGCATTGTGAAAATGGCGGGCGCTATCGGCCTTGTGACTGCGGCGTTTACGGCGCTGACTGCGGTTATTGCGGCCAACCCCGTGGGCCTTGTCTTGCTTGGGATTGGTGCAGTTGGTGGGGCTATTGCTGGCATGAATGCGTACAACAACGCCTTCGCAAAGACCCGCGAGGGCATGGTTGAGACAATCAAGCGATTGGAAGAAACCAACAAGTCAGTCGAGAAAAGCATTTATGGGCCACCAAAAGCGGCGGCGATGCAGCACGTAGAGGCGCGCCGGAAACAAATCGAAGGCTTGCGCAAAGAGATCGAAAAGCTGGATGCAGCGGCAATCAAGGCGGGCGGCGGGTCTGGCTCAATTGGCAGCGGCGACACCGCATTGATGCGCGAGCAGGGCAAGGCTTATGCGTCCATGGCCGGGGAGCGTCAGAAATTCATTGACAGCGCAATGACGGCCACTCAAAAAATGAATGCAGAGCTTGAAAAGGCTCGCAAGGCATTTGGCGGCATGGTCCCTCAAAACGTGGAAGAGGCCATCAGGGGAAAATATGCGGGGGCAATTGAAAAGGCCACAGACGAAACAAGAAAGCTGATCGATGCCGGTATTGAACTTCAAAAATCGCTCACTGCAAAAGATTCCGGGCTTTCGCCGGAATTTGCAAAGCAGTTGGAATCGCTTGATGCGGCATACAAGTCCGGGAAATTAAGCACTGACCAACTGCTGGAATCTCAGCGCCTATTGCTTGAACAACAGCCGTTTATGATTGACGCGGCGAAACGTGAGGCCGATGCTATCAAGGAAGCGGCAAAGGCCCAAGAGGCCATGACCAAGCTGCACGAAGACAGCCTGAAGCCTTTCCAGCAAAGCCTAGAAGCTCAAATCAGGCGCGTTGAGTCACTGCAACTGGAAGAGGCGGCGGTAAAAATGGCGCGTGAGTTGAATGTCTCACTCGCCCAAGCGGTCGAGATGGTCAACATCGCCAAGCTCAAAGAGCAGCAAATCGCGGCCATGAGAAATCCCGAAGCGGTGGCGGCTATTGAGCGCGAGATTGAAGAGCGAAAAAAGCTGATCGACCTGATCGGCAGTAAAGAGGCGCGCGAGGCTTCAACCAGGGCGGCGGAAAAATCGGCGGCTGACTGGAAGCGCACGGCTGAAAAGATTGAGGACGCGCTGACTGATTCATTGATGCGCGGCTTTGAAAGAGGCAAGGACTTCGGGCAGAACCTCAAGGACACGCTGGAAAACATGTTTAAGACCATGGTTTTGCGCCCGGTTATTCAGGCGGCCATTGGCGGCATTGGCTTGGGCGGTGGTAATGCGTCGGCTGGTGGTGTTGAAGGAATGATTACTAGGGGGGTTGGGAAAATCCTAAATGGCGGCGGCAGTGGCGATCTTGTTTCGAGTTTGCGTGGGCTCATGAGTGGCCCGGCTAACTTTTTGACCGGGAAAACCATAAGCGCAGGCATGGCTGGCGGGTGGACGCGGGTCGGGGATTGGCTGTCCACAAGCTCGAACAACACAATGGCCAATGCTGGATCTTGGATGCAGAACAACCCGCAGGCGGGGGCATACCTTGGCATGGCTGGTAATGCGATGGCTGGTTATGGCATAAGCAGATCGTTGTCGGGCGGATACAAAGTTGGAAACAAAGATTATGTTTCCGCAATAGCCGGAATTGCGTCTGCAATCCCTAGCATCGGGCCAATCGCGGGGCTTGTTGGGGCGGCTGTAAACCGGGCATTTGGCATGAAGGCAAAACAAGTCACAGGCGAATCATTGCGCGGTTCTTTCAGTGAATCAGGGGCCGACACATCTTCGGTGCAAAGCTGGTCTCAAAAAGGCGGATGGTTTAGACGCGGCAGAAGCGGCACAAACATCACGGCGGTGACTGGCGAGCTTGACGCTTACATGGATTCGACCATTGGAAGCATGTTTTCTGCTGCGCGTGAGGCGGCGCAAATTTTGCGAATGAATGCCGATGCGATCAATGGCTTCAGTCAGTCGATTGACCTGAATTTGATCGGCCTGAACGAAGAGCAGCGAAACAAGGCCATCAATGACGCCTTGGGGGGCTTTGGTGATGCACTTGCTCAAAAGCTAGGCGCGGAATCAATGGACGCGCTTGTTAAGTTTGCCCAGCAAGTCATGCAGCAGCGCACTCAGCTTGAGAATCAGTTGTTGCAGCTTCAGGGCAACACCACCGAGCTACGCAGGCGTGAGCGCGACTCCCTGCACGAATCTAACCGAGCCATATACGACCAGATCAAGGCTCTGCAAGACCAGGCCGCCGCAAACGAAAAAGCAGCCCAAGCCCAAGCCGAAGCCAACGCCAAGCTGCAAGCCATCGCGACAGAGCGCGCAAGCCTGCAAGACCAGCTTGACCAACTGCTGGGCAACACCGAAATTTTGCGAGCCCGTGAGCGCGCAGCCTTGCACGAATCTAACCGAGCCATATACGACCAGATTAAAGCCTTGGAAGATTCCAATGCAGCGGCAAAGGTGGCCGAGCAAATCGCCAGAGAACAGCAGCAAGCAGCAGAGCAAATCCGAAGCGCATGGAAATCCATTGGGGATGGTTTGATGGACGAAGTAAACCGTATTCGAGGCATGGTTGCAAGCGAATCCGGGTACAGCTTGGCCTACCTGCAAAGCGAGTTCGCCATTCTCACGGCGGCAACACGGGCTGGCGACCAAGTGGCTGGCGGCAAGCTATCCGGCGTGGCGAGTGCCATCAGCGAAGCGGCAGCTATGGAGGCGAGAAGTGCACTTGAGCTTGCAGTCATGCGCTCGAATGTCGCCAACTCACTTGAGCGCACGAATCAGATTGTGACGGGTGCACCAGTAAGCGTAAACACGCCCATATTGACCTCAAACGCAGCCGAGGACACTAAGGCCATGCGCTCGCAAATCGAGGCCCTAAACGCCCGTATCAACGAACTGACCACAAACAGCAAGGCGGAGAATCAGGCGCAATTCAATGCCCTAAATCGCTTGGTGTCGATCATGGACAACGCAACGCAGGGCGGCTCAATGGCGGTGCGAACAATCAACGGCGAGACGGTCAAAACATCATGAAATTCATCAAGCGCATCCCGATAACGGCGGGCATGATAAGCAACGAACAGGCGCAACAAACGGACCTTTGGTACACCAACGAATCCGGGGCATTGGTTGCCGTTGCCCCATGGGTGTCCGGTCAAAACGTGGCAACTGGCGACCGCAGATCACACGATCAAAAGGTGTGGCAAGCACTCAACACGCACGCAAGCACGGCAGAGCCTGACTTATCACCGACACTGTGGGCATTTGTCGCACCGACAAACCGATGGGCGGCTTTTGATGATGCCGTTGGAAGTGCCACGCAGGAAACGGGGTCAATATCGTTCACCCTTACGCCGGGCGAGAGGTTTGATTCTTTTGGGTGCTTGGGAATGCAGGGAAGTAGTTTGATCGTGGATGTTGAAGATCCGAATGCTAACTTCTTCACGGATTTTGTTAGCAGGACATTACCATCAGCGCGATTTTGGTCTTCTGTTACTTACGGCGGCGGTTTATTTATTGCTGTGGCAGTTAACTCAGACTTAGCCGCCACATCAACCGATGGAATTAATTGGATACAAACAACATTACCATCA